GCTCCGTGCCGTGGGGAAGCGGCCGGAGCGCCTACCCATACCCGGCCAGGATCGGAGACACGACAGTGCCAACCCCACCTAGGAAGCGAGCGCCCCTCCGCGCGGTGCCCGATGTCGAGGAGGCGCCTCCGGAGCGCTCGGCGAGGGCGAAGCGAACCAACCCCGATGCGCGCCCGAACGGGAAGGGTGCTGACTCCCCGGTCAAGAAGTGGGAGGCAGCCGGGCGCCCGGTCGGCAAGAATCGGCAGCACAACGAGGCCATGGCGGTCCACAACCACGGGCCGGACCTCCCGCCCGGGAAGGCCGTCGCGTGGCTTCCCTCGGCCGACGAGGTGCCGCCGAAGCCGACGACCGAGCCCGCGATGGAGTGGCCCGGCCTCGGCCATATGCGTGACGGGCACCCGGAGTGGCAGCTACGGACCATCTTCGTCTCCGATGACAAGCACGCGCTCAAGACCGCCTTCGAGGCGGGCGAGGACATCGTGGTGCGCCGGGAGTGGCAGGTTCGGTGGGTCCCGCCGGACGAGCGCCGGTGCAACGCTCGGGCGGTCGGGAAGATCAGCGAGTGGATGGGCAATCGCTGCACCATGAAGGCGATCAAGGGCGGCCGGGTCTGCCAGGCGCACGGCGGGCGGCTCTCGACCGTCAGGAAGGCGGCCCAGGCCACCCTCGCCCGAGCGGCGCTCCCGGCGGCCGAGAAGCTGGTCCACATCGCGCTCAACAAGCGGGGCGTCTCGGACGCCGATCGGATCAAGGCCATCGTGCAGATCCTCGATCGCGCCGGGGTCGAGGGACGCCAGACGATCGAGCTGGAAGTCAAGCCTTGGCAGGCCGTGCTGGAGCGCGTGTACTCGGACGTCTCCGGCGTGCCGATCGACGCCGAGGAGGTCGAGGGCGTGGACTACGAGGTGGATGACGAAGAGAGCGAGCACCTGGAGAGCGAGGGCGACGAATGAAAGCGCCGCAGCCCAACGTGGTCCTGGCGTTGGTGGACGAGGCGGGTAACGAGTGGGTGGCGGCCGCCCGGATGTGTCCCATGATCCGCTACGCCGATGGGAATCGGGTGGAGTGGCTCGCGCCTGAGAGCCTCAAGGATCGCGCCTTCACGCTGACCTCGTTCAAGATGATTCGTCGGCCAGGGGATGTGTGATGGAGGGCGTGGTCCTCGACATGCGGGATGCTACGGTGGAGTTCGAGTGCTACACGGACGAGACCGGGCAGCGCATCGTCAACCTCCGGCTCCACAACGACAAGGGCGCCCACGCGCTCATCCGGCTCGCCAACGTGAATCTGTTCATCTTCGACGATGGAGAGGCCGACGAGCCTTCGTGGCGCGAGGTCCCGCTACCGATCGAGTTCCCGGGCCTGAAGTCCGAGGCGGGCCGGAAGGCGGCTGCTGCCCTTGGCCTCTCGGGCGTCAGCGTCTACGAGGAGGGCAAGCGAGTTGGCTAACAGCGCGCTCGCCGCTCGGCTGGAGGAGGGCTTCCGGCAGCAGCTAGGCTGGACGCCCCACAAGGCCCAACGGGAGCTGATCGAGAGTCCGGCGCGTAACCGCGTGTTCGCCGGAGGGCGCCGCGTCGGTAAGAGCCAGACCGGTGGGCATCTCCTGATCCCCAAAGCCTTCTCGGCCTTCGGCGAGCGCGCCACCCTAGAGCACCACGGCATGAAGCGGTGGTACTGGATCGTGGGGCCAGAGTACAGCGACTCCGAGAAGGAGTTCCGCGTGCTCTACGATGGACTCAAGCGCCTCGGCGTCCCGTTCGACCACCCGGGGACCTACAACAACCCGCACGGCGGCGATATGCACATCTCGCTGTGGGGCGGGCTCTTCAAGGTGGATGCGCTCTCGGCGAAGTACCCCGACACGCTCGTTGGCGAAGGCGTCTCCGGGGCAGTCTTCTCGGAGGCGGCGAAGCTCAAGCCCACCGTGTGGCCGAAGTACGTCCGGCCGACGCTCGCGGACTACAAGGGGTGGGCCTACTTCGGCTCGACCCCGGAGGGCAAGAACTGGTTCTACCGGCTGTGGCAGGCGGGCCAGGACCCCACCCTCACCGACTGGGCCTCCTGGCGCGTCCCCTCGTGGGCCAACCCGTATGTGTACCGGCAGCAGAAGGTCCACGGGGCGAAGGCGGATCAGGCCGTCGCCGAACTCCTCCGCGCCATCCGGCTCCGCGAGTGGGGCGAGGGCGCTTCCTCCTGGGCGGAGTACGGCGACATCCTCGGGCTCGACCCGGAGATCATCTCGATGGCGCTTGACCTCTCGCAGGAGCTGTTCAACCAAGAGGTGGCGGCGCTCTTCAACGAGTTCGTGGGGCGCGTCTTCAAGGAGTTCGACGAGGAGGTCCACGTTGGCGACTTCGAGTACGACCCAGAGTGGACCACCTACGCCGCTCTGGACTATGGGTTTACCAACCCTTTCGTGTGGCTGCTCATACAGATTGATCCCCATCGTACGAATATCCGGATCATCGATGAGTACTATGAGACGGGCCGCACTACGGAGGAGGCGGGCGCCGAGATTCTGGCGCGTGGCCTCGCGCCAAAGAGCATTGTCCGCTTCTTTCCGGACCCCGCAGAGCCGGATCGCTCTGTCCAGCTTGGCAATCTACTCCAGATCCCTTCGGCAAGTGGTACCGGTGGTCCTCTGGCGGATCGCCTCGAATGGATCCGCCGCAAGCTCCGCCCGGCCGACGCGGTAGCGAACCTCTCGCCGGACCACCCGGAGTGGGTGCCTCAGCTCCAGATCAACCGGCGCTGCAAGATGACCATCCGGGACTTCAACAACTACCGGTACCCCAAGAGCGCCGAGGAGGCAGCCGAGAGCGGCCAGAACCTCCCCGAGGCGCCGCTGAAGAAGGACGACCACGCGCCGGAGGCGCTCGGCCGTCTCATGGCGGGGCTATTCGGCTCTCCGTGGGCGCTCGGCGATTCTCCAGCCCGCCAGAGTAGGGCTCGGGTCGGCCGCACGGCCGGACGTCGCGTTGGGCGCGGCCGGTAAGCTAAGCCAGCGATAGGAGGGGTGACGCCAGATGGCGAATGACAAGAAGTACAACAGCGTCATCGCGACGCTAAGCCTGCCCATGCCAACCTGGGTCACCGATGGCCAGGATCAGCGTCGGGTGGCCGCGTACGATGGCTATGACTTGATGTACATGAATACGCCCGACACCTTCCCGGTCCGGGGCGGAGTGACGGACGTCCCGCTGTACGCTCCGGGTGCCAAGCGCATCGTCGAGGCCGTCGTGCGCTACCTCGGCAAGGACTGGGCCTGGGTCGTGGAGAACGCTGACCCGAACGTCGACCCGGCGAGCGACTCCGGCGCGATCGACCTGACGCTGGCGTTCCACAACCTGTTCGTCCGCGAGGAGTTCAAGTCGCAGCTCTACTCGCTGAAGCGCCACATGGTGCAGCGGGGCGACGCGGTGTTCCACATCACCGCCAACCTCGGCGCCCCGGCAGGCTTCCGGATCTCGATCGACGAGCCCCACGCCCGCAACGTCTTCGCCATCCCGTTGGCGACGAACGACGCTGTGACGATCGGGTACTACCTCGTGGACCTGATCTACGCGGACGACGGCAAGACACAGATTGCCCGGCGCCAGGAGTACCGCTACGACCCGGCGGGCTCGGGCCAGATCTGGTCGCAGCTGACCTTCTGGGAGACCAACGCCTGGGACGACCGTTGGGTGGGGCACCCCGCGCTCAAGCCGGTCGAGCCGCCCACCGCCTACAAGCAGGACCCGGCGCTGACACAGGCGATGACGGGCGGGTTCCTCCCGGCCTCGATCAAGAGCCTGCCGGTGTACGTGTTCCGGAACGGCCGGGAGGGCGGCGAGCGCTGGGGCTCCTCTCAGGTGGCCGGTCTGGAGACACTCATCGGTGGCGTCAACAACACCGTGACGGACGCCGACATCACCCTCGCCCTCAACGGGCTCGGGCTCTACGTGACGGACTCCGCGCGGCCAGTCGACGAGGCCGGGGTGGAGACCGACTGGGTGGTGGCGCCGGGCTCGGTCCTGGAGGTCCGGACCGGTACCAAGTTCGATCGCGTGGCCGGAGTCTCCTCCGATGGCATGAAGGCGTTCGGCGAGCACCTGGAGTACCTCGGTGACACCATCGACAAGTCGGCCGGGCTCTCTGCGACGGCGGTCGGGAACGTGGACGCCTCGGTGGCGGCCTCGGGCGTCGCGCTCCGGCTCGACATGGCGCCGATCCTCGCGGGCAACGAGGAGCGCGAGACGGAGCTGTTGGGCCGCCTGGACCAGATGCTCTTCGACCTGATGACGATGTGGCTCCCGCTCGACGGGACCTCGGTGCCCCCGGGCTACATGATCACGAACAGCTTCGGCGACCCACTGCCGCGCGACCGGGCCGCCATCCTCAAGGAGGTCACCGACCTCTTCGGGGCGGGACTCATCACGCTGGAGTTCGCGGTCGACTACCTGAGCAAGATGCTCGGCTTCCAGTTCCCGGAAGGGATGCTCGCCGAGCTACAGAGCGAGAGCGTGGCCGCCGTGGGTTCTAGGATTGGCCAGGAGGCTGCAGGAGCGGCTCCGGGTACTCCGGCTACCCCTCCGGCCGCATAGGCGCTTAGATGGCCAATGCAGCCGCCTCGAAGCCGAACCCGCTGGAGTACCAGACCCAGCGGGCGATCGTACTGCAGGCGGCCGACCGCGATGTCATCAAGATCCTGAAGGATCTCCAGGCGGACGTCCGTGCCCAGCTTCGCGCCCTGGAGCTGTCCAACAAGCCTGGCGTCGGCCGGATGATCCGGGAGTCGCAGCTCCGGCTCGTCCAGCGCAACCTACAGGTCGAGCTGGCGAAGGCGTGGCGCCGGGTCGGTGACGTGACCGAGGCCCGGCGCGTGGAGGCAGCGATCCGCTCCGCCAACTACGCTAAGGAAGAGAACACCTTCAGGCTCGTGACGGGAGGGGTAGCTGATGGGGGACTGATCGCTGATCACATCTTCGAGTCCGAGGCGGCCAACGCTGCCTCGGGCCTGGATCGGATGATCGCTCGGACGTCCGGCGCCTCCTACGTCCCGTTGAGCGATCGGGTCTACAACTCCTCGGTCCACATCGGCGGCCAGCTCGACCGGATCGTCAACTCCGCCATCGCTCGCGGGCTCTCGGCAGTCGAGTTCGCTCGCGAGGTGCGGCAGTTCGTCAATCCGCTGACTCCGGGCGGAGTTCGTTATGCGGCAATGCGTCTCGCGCGGACCGAGATCAACAACGCGGCCCACGCGATGGCCGTCCACGCCGTTCGGGATACGCCCTGGATCGACAAGATGCAGTGGCACCTCTCGGGCTCGCACGGGCGGCCGGACGTCTGTGACCAGCTGGCGAAGGGCGGCCCGAATAACAATGGGGCCTACCCGAAGGGCGCCGTGCCGTCGAAGCCCCACCCGCAGTGCCTGTGCTTCGTGACGCCGGTCTCGGCGGATGACGAGGAGTTCGAGAGCAACCTGTTGGCCGGGCGCTACAACCAGTACCTGGAGAAGTACCGGAACCTCCAGCCTGGGCAGGTCGTCTCGACCTCGTTTGGCGGATTCGCGCCGAAGGCTCCGACGCCGAGGCCTGTCCGGCCGACGAAGACTGCGACCCCAGAGAAGCCTGGGGCCAAGCCGCCAACGCAATCGGCTCCGAAGCCTCCTGGGGCGCCGACTCCGGCGACCTTCCAGCAGGAGCACATCGACTTCGCCAAGGTTCAGACGCGATATGGGGTAGACGCCGAGACTACGGCAAAGAACCTGATGCAGAGGTTCGGCGTCTCTCGTGAGCACGCGGATGAGATCGTCAAGCATGCACGGGCCGACAC